GTAGAGATTGTAAATCAGCCTCCAAACACACTTGGTATAGCCATAAGTCCTACTTACACAATGCTTAAAGATACGACACTAAGGACTTTCCTTGAGCTTTATGAAGGTTCTGGACTTATTGTGTCGTTCAATAGGACTGATATGTCCATGATTCTGAAAGGAAATCGCACGGTTTTATGGAGATCGGCAGATAAACCTGAAAAGCTTCGCGGAATCAATGCGGGGTGGGCTTGGATGGATGAAGCGGCCTTTTGCGAAGAGGAAGCGTACAATATTGTTTTGGGAAGATTAAGGCGTCAGCCTGGAAAGCTGTGGCTAACAACGACTCCAAACGGAAAGCAGAACTGGGTTTACAGAATTAGCCAAGGCCATGCCGTTTCTGTGACAAGGGCTTCAACCAGAACCAATCAGTTTAACCCAGAATTTTATGTAACCCAAATGCTTTCGTCGTATGATCCCAAAAGGGCACTCCAAGAAATTGATGCTGAATTTGTGGACACTGACGGAGCATTAATGAAACGAGCCTGGTTCCAAAAATGGGAAGGCCCTGTCCCCGAAAGGTTGCAGTTATGCCGATCATGGGATTCGGCGGCTACTGAATCCGGTGGAGATTATACAGTCGGTATGCTTATGGCGAACGTGGTCGGAACCGACAAGATTATCATTACGGATATACTTAGAGGGCAGTATTCTGCGGACACTGTAGACACAATGATACGGACTTGCGCGGACACTGACGGCCAAAAAGTATCGGTAGTTCTTGAGCAAGAACCTGGCAGTGCCGGTAAAAGGCTCTTGACGCAACAGGTGAGGGCTTTGCACGGCCATAGGGTTCAATGGTACGCTTCTGGTCAAAAGAAGCTTGCAAGGGCTGTTCCGGTCGCAAGAGCAGCCGCACAAGGCAGAGTGTACTACCTTGAGGGCGAATGGAATGAAGCGTTTTTTACAGAGATTGAATCCTTCACTGGTACTGTTGTCGATGAACACGACGACCAAGTTGACGCAATGAGCCTTGGATTTACGCATCTTGAAGGAAACATGCGAAGGGTTATTGCTGTGTAATGAGTCTTAATCAGTGATATTGTGATATGAAAGTGCTATGCAAATAGCGTCAGACTCCCCATCGGTAAGATCGTCAAGTGAAGGGTATTTTTCTTTGCAATAAACGATTGAGCGTTTTTTGCCAAGTTTTTTGTCAATACCATCGAGAACTTTTTGCCAAGTTTTAGGCATGACGAATTCGTATGGTATTCCAAGCCCCGAAGATAACCCCTGCAAGATTCCAAAGCCTTGCCCGAAAGTAAACATTGACAAAACTCCCTGCTTAGGCATTGCGTGAACCCTTTCGATGACGATTGACGTTCCATGTGGAAGTGTTCGCCAATCTTCAAATATTTTTTTTATAGATTGGCAATCAATCACTTTTTTTGTACCGAATTTTACAACTGGCATTTCGTATGTCGCTAGGACATCGCGGTTTTTAACGATTGCAATTCCGCCAGATAAGCTGGGGTCAACTCCAATGATTATCATTCATCCACCGCCTTTCTTTGCTTGATTTCCATGATCCTTGGCATTCGTTCTCCTAGGTACTTCTCGACCCGGTACCAGCTTCGTCGCCAATGCCTAGCGGCTTCGACTTTATCTGCGGAGCTTGAGGATAAACTCGTAGCCTTGAGCTCATTGATGCTAGTGGTGTCGGCAACGTGTTGGAGCTTATTGCCTAGCTTATGGTATTCATTTGAGAGTTTATTGTCTTCTGTGCCATCTGCTTTGTCATAGCAGATTTCTGCTAGCTTGGATACGATGGTTTGTACGTCGTATTTGCCGATGAGTGTGTGTAGGTCTTGGTTTAGGCTTGGCATTCATCCACCGCCTTTCTTCGCTTGATTTCCTGATTCAAATACCATATCGCCTTTTCGATATCCTCAATCGCGTTACCCTTCAGGTCTGCTCGCCAAATATACTTCATTGCATTTCCAAGGTTGAAGCCCATGTGCTGGGTAATTTCAATGCACTCGACGCCTGACGGGTGGCTTGTGTAATGCTTCGGATGGTTGACCGGGTCATGTGGAATCGGCTCTGTTGTCCACTGAAACCTCAGATAATCATCGACTACGGCATTAAACTTTGCCGAAAGTTCGTCCAGTTCCTCTTTGCTCATGATATCGACCTCCAGTGTGTAGGTGTTTTGCCTAACTCATACGAAACAGGCTTTATCGCATGGTCTATGGTGTTCCAATAAGCAAATTTGGAATGATACCACTGCCAGGCTTCGGGGTATGGCGCGTAGCGTAAACCGAACATCTGCCCGCCGCCGCTGTCGGCATCCATGCAAACAACCACCGTCTGGCCCATCGGCGGCAATGTTGCCGGATCGTCCGTAATCTCGATCCATTCGCTCATGGTATCGACCTCCAGTGTGTGGGTGTTTTGCCGACCTCTTGTGACACTGGCCGAATGCATTTGCGGAAAATACACCAGTTTGCCGTTTTACAATAGCACCACTGCGGAACCTCCCACTGCCGGGCTTTAGAATATGACGCATAGCGAAATTCGAGCTCCTCACCGCCGCCGCTGTCGGCATTCATGCGGACAATCACCTCCTCCCCCACCTCCGGCAGCGTGGCCGGATCGTCTGTGATTTCAATCCATTTTCTCATACTGTTGGCCTCCAATGTGTAGGTGTTTTGCCTGTGCCATTAAGTATAGGTTGTATTGATTGACTAATATGGCTCCAATAGGCCGTATTGGAATGGAACCACTGCCAGGTGTCGGGGAACCGTGAATATTGCCAATTGAGGTCAAGCCGCCCATCACGCAATCCAAACATCTCACCGCTTCCGCTGTCGGCATTCATGCGGAGAATCACCGTCTGCCCTATTTCCGGCAGCGTTGCCGGATCGTCAGTAATTTCGATCCATGTGCTCATTCAACCGGCCTCCAGTGTGTAGGGGGGACAGGCCCAACTGGTCTTATATAGTCGCAGCACATGGACTTGTCGTACTTAGACCAAGCTGCCTTTGTCGAGTAATACCATTGCCAGTCGCTGCCGGTGCGGCGATAGTCTGGCCGAAGACCGAAGCACTCGCCCCCCTCGTTGCGTATTACGACGAGCCGGCTCAACTCCGGAAGCGTTGCGTGATCGTCTGTGATCTCGATCCACTCCGGCTTCGGCTTCGCTTGCATCAGGTTGTAAACGGTCAAGGCTGCGGCCTTAGCTTCGCCATGTGGCAAGCTGGCAATAAAATCAAGCGTTATCATCAGATCGGCCTCCAGTGTGTTGGTGTCATACTGTCTCGCGACCCGTATTTTCGGTCTTCAAAATCCCTCGATTTCCATTTTTTTATTTCCCGGTCCAAATGGTTTCCCCACATGGCCAAGAATCTGCGAGATTTACATTTGGCCAGCACCCAAATTCCGAATGTTGGCATAGTGGCCGGATCGTCAGTGATTTCGGTCCACACCGGTGACATCAGGTTGTATGTGGTCAACGCCGCAGCCTTGGCCTCGCCATGTGGCAAGCCGGCGATAAAATCAAGCGGTGTCATTTGTTGGCTCCTTGTTATCCTCAATCTTGTGGATCATGGCTAGTAGTAAAGTCGTTGGTATAGTGATCTTTTCGCGTTTGTGTTGTATCTGATAGGTTGCACAACGCTTCCATCCGTCAATAACTTCTGGTGTCAGAAGTTCTTTATCAAGCGGTGTCATTGTCGTCTCTCTTTATGTAGGTCGTAAACTGCCAATATCACGGCTGCAAACATACCGGCTGCCGCAGCTACAATACAATCAAGCGGTGTCATTGCACTTGGCCCTTCTTAAACTCGTGATACTTGGCGATTGCAAACGCTGAACGCTTGTCGCTCGCTCCCCGTAGCAGGTACAGCGGGTCGCCCTTCTTGCTGGACGGCCCGTAGATTGATTCTAAGCCGGCCCTGAGCGTTGCGTCGTTGAGCTTGCCGCCGGCGGTGATCCATTGGCCATATTCGCGGCGAGTGTACACGGCGAGCGTCAGGCCCTCATAGATGGCAACCCTTTTTAGTTCCCCAATAAAGTACATCGTCTGGATCGACGATTCACCAACCGGGCGGCCTTGACACGCAAACCCCTCGAGTGAAAATTCGTGAGGTTTTGCCCAAGGCGATTGCATGATTTTAACGAGTTCGGCGTTTTCGATCTTTTCCGCCATTTGGATGTTAAAGATTTTGCTCTGAGCGCATGCAATTATCATGCATATTCCGCTATGTGTGCTTCCGGGGTCGATTCCGGTAATTACCATTATTCTAACTCCTTGATATAAACAACAGGCCGCTTGGTAAGTTCGGCCTCAAGATCGGCAACCTTGGCCTCAAGGTTGATAATTTGCAATCCTGTATATTCAAGCGGTGTCATTTTCGTCTTTAATTCTTGTTTCTCGGGTCCTGTCCGTTCGTATTTGTCAAAATTTTTAATGAGATAGCAGGCGATCTCGTCAAAGTTCAAACTCAAAAGTTTGCCTGGTTGTAAATTGAAATTTACATACCATTGCGACTGGTAATCGAATATGAAACGGACGTACACGTCCCATTCAGACCACGTAATCTTGTAACCAGCCAGCGGCGTTAGTGTGCGAAGATAGTTGATAAAGTTATCTGCTGCTTTGCGTTCAAACGGTGTCATTGCAATCCGTCTCCAGACTAGTATCTATGGCAAGCCAAAGCATTGCGAGTTCGTAGATTTCTTTCACATTTTCGCCTTCTTTGGCTTGATCGCAAAGCAGGTAAAGGTACTTGGAGAGATGAGATCGCAACGATTTCAGATGTTTTGGCTGAATACGCACGAATTTTATTGGCTCAAGCGGTGGCGATACGCAATCGCAGCAATTTGTGCATAAGTTGCAGACCTTGCAAAGGTTGTAATCTCGGTGCTTGTGGCATTCCGGGCAGTTCACTTTGTCCTCAATTCTCGTTTCTCGTGTGCTGTCCGCTCGTATTTGTCAAAATCTTTAATGAGATAGCAAGCGTACTCGTCGAAGCTAAGGCTCAAGAGGCTTCTTGGATGTAAATCGAAAGTTACACACCATTCCGAAGTTACACACCATTCCGACTGGTAATCGAATCTGAAACGGGCGTTCAAGTCCCACTCAAACCACTTAATCTTGTAACAAGCCAGCCTCGGCAGTGCCGAAAGATAGTTGATAAAGTTATCTGCCGCTTCGCGTTCAAGCGGTGTCATTTTCGTCCTCAATTCTCGTTTCTTGTGTGCTGTCGTTGTATATCAATTTCTGCCATTTCGGCCAAATGTTTTTGGCAGTATTCGTCGAAATTGAACCCCCAATGTTTTTGGCAGTATTCGTCGAAAGTGTCGTATTCGCTTTGATAAAGCCGATTGATCCTGATTTTCATCAAGGCCGTTCCAACTTCGGCAAACACTTGCTTGCCTCGGTCAATAATGGTTTCGAGTTCGCTCAATGATTCAAAAATGACCGCAGGATTGACGGTATCAATTTTAGACTCATTCATTATTTATGTTCCAGTATTCGTTTGAGTGCCCTTGCCAAGGAACCGCAAGCTGCGACTCTTCAGCGTAAATTTCGTATCCGTTTTTGGTTGTGCAAACATGCA